ATGAGAGCATATTATTTGTTCAACGAATCTCTTATCACACGAGCTCGTAACTATTGTGTAGATGAGTTTATGCGATCTGATTTTACACATATGATGTTTATTGACTCTGACATTGGATTCAATCCACAAGACATTCTTGCTCTTATGGCTCTGCAGGGAACAGAACCAGGTGAAGATCCATATGATGTGATTGGTGGTCCGTATCCCAAGAAGTGTATCTCATGGGAGAAGGTTGTAGCAGCGGTTAACAAAGGTGTGGCTGATGAAGATCCTAATGAGCTAGAGAACTATGTTGGTGACTATGTGTTCAATCCTGTTGTACCAGCTGGCGGTCAAGCTGAGATTCGTTTAGATGAACCAGCCGATGTTCTTGAGATTGGTACAGGGTTTATGATGACTCGTCGTGCTACGTTTGAGAAGTATGCTGAAGCATATCCTGAATTCATGTATAAGCCAGATCATGTTCGTACTGAACACTTTGATGGTACACGTGAGATTATGATGTACTTCCAAGCATTGATTGATCCAGACTCAAAGCGCTACTTATCTGAAGACTATATGTTCTGTCAGTGGGCACGTAAGATTGGATTGAAGACATATATCTGTCCGTGGATGCAATTGCAGCATGTTGGCAGCTATGTGTTTGGTGGTAGTCTACAACACCTTGCAGCTGTTGGTGCATCTGCTACTGCTGATAAGTCAAAGATTAAAACTCGAAAGGCAAAGTAAATTATGAAGATCAGTGAAAAAACGATTAACTATTTGAAAAACTTTTCAACTATTAATCAATCTATATTAATGAGAGATGGTACTAAACTATCTACAGTATCACCACAGAAGAATATTATGGCAGTAGCTAATATTGAAGAGTCTATTCCTTCAAGGTTTGCTATCTATGATCTTCCACGATTTATTGGAACAATCTCACTGTTTGATGATCCAGAGTATTCGTTTGAAGATGATCATGTTCTTCTTTCGGGTGGCCAACAAGCTACTAAATATAAATTTGCAGATGAACAAAGCATTGTAGCAGCGCCAGACAAAGAGATCACACTTGAAGATCCGGAGGTTGAATTCTTTGTTCAAGTAGAAGATCTAACTAATGTTATTAAGGCTTGTAACGTGTTAAGATTACCAGAGATTGGTATTGTTGGTGATGGTGAGACTGTATCAATTCAGGCTCTTGATATAAGTAATCAAGACAGTGATAATCATAGAGTCAATGTAGGTAAGACAGATCTATACTTCAGAATGATCTTCAAACCAGAGAATCTAAAACTTATGAGTAGAAACTATAATGTAAGAGTTTCTTCAAAAGGTATTGTTGAATTCTCTAGTGATGATCTGAAGTATTGGATTGCAACAGAAGCAGCATCTAAGTTTGGAGAGTAGTATGAACTTTACAATTGGAGATATTGAAAACGTTGTCAAGATTATTGACGCAGCATCACAAAGAGGAGCCTTCAAAGGCAATGAGCTTACAGCTGTAGGAACTGTCAGAGATAAGTTTGCAGCTGCTATTGTAGAAGCTAAATTGCCTGAAAAGCCATATGCCGTTGGACCAGATGGTCTTGCAGAAAAAGTACAAGGTGAGTTGAACTTTGACACAGAATCAGGTAAAGTAGATGAAGTGATAGAAGATAAGAAGGACGAATAGTAATGCCGTGGCCTAGTAAAAATAGACCTCGTAAGGGTCGTCGTAAAATTGGGTCTGGCAAACGTAAGGCTAGACGTGCACGTGGTAAAAGAAGGTAATATATTATGATTGAAGATTTCCTATGGGTTGAAAAATACCGTCCTAAAAAAATATCTGATTGCATACTCCCTCGAGAATTGGAACTTACATTTCAAGATTTTGTTAATCAAAAAAACATTCCTAATCTTCTGCTCAGTGGTGGACCAGGTGTTGGTAAGACTACAGTTGCAAAAGCAATGGTTGAAGAGCTTGGTTGCTCATACTATGTTATTAATGGTAGTCTCCATGGTAACATTGACACTCTTCGTAATGAGATTATGAACTTTGCATCAACAGTTAGTTTTGATGGCAAGAGAAAGTATGTGATCTTGGACGAGGCAGATTATCTCAATGCATCTTCTACGCAACCAGCTCTTCGTAACTTTATGGAAGAGTTTAGTAAGAACTGTGGATTCATTCTTACTTGTAATTACAAAAACAGAATCATTAAACCTCTACAGTCTCGTTGTAGTACTATTGAGTTTACCATTCCAAAGGATGAGAAAGTTGATGTAGCAAACAAATTCTTCTTTACCATTCAAGGTATTCTCAAGCAAGAGAATGTTAAATTTGATAAGAAAGTGCTTGCTGAAGTAATTCAAAAGTACTTCCCAGATTGGAGGAAGGTACTCAATGAATTACAAAGATATAGTGGATCCGGTGAAATTGATTCAGGAATCTTTGTTAATTTGTCTGAGGAAAAGTTTGATGATCTTGTTAGCTTGCTCCGTGATCGTAAGTTTGGTCAGATGAGAAAATGGGTTGCACAGAACACAGACTATGATTCATCTGTTATCTACAGAAAGCTATACGATCATGCTTCATTGAACATGAAACCTGAAAGCATTCCACAACTCGTAGTAACACTGGCTGATTATCAATACAAAGAAGCCTTTGTTGCTGACGCAGAGATTAATACCGTTGCCATGCTAGCAGAGGTAATGGTTAATTGTGAGTTTCAGTAATCATGTCCGGCGGTTCAAGTCCTTTTGAGATTATATCAGCAATTGGTTATACAAAAGATGTTGATGATTATCCTGAAGAAGTAGTAGAAGATATTTACAATCACTTCTTAATTAACAGAACTCTTTCATATCATGCTGATTGTCTTGTCTATGCAAACGAGATGAATCAACGTCATCAGTCTGATAGCTGGTTGCAATTTCAGTTTTACCTAAATAGTCTGAGGCCCAGAAAGCGTTTTGCTAAATGGGAGAAAGCTAATAAGGTAGATGATTTAGATACAGTGAAGCTGGCTTATGAATATAATAATAGGAAGGCTTTACAAGTCATTGATCTGCTTAGCGATGAACAAATAAATGAATTAAAAAAAGATCGCAAAGGTGGAGTGGTAAAATGAGTTTGATTGATTCACTTGTAGAAGTGAAGCTAAATGATAGTGAGGACTTTTTAAAAGTAAAAGAAACTCTCACACGCATTGGCGTTGCTTCCCGCACAGACAAAAAACTTTTCCAGTCCTGCCATATTTTACACAAGCAGGGCAAGTACTACATTGTACATTTCAAAGAATTGTTTGCCTTAGATGGTAAGCCTACAAACATTTCAGATCAAGATGTTGCAAGACGAAATACTATTGCAAATCTTTTAAATGAGTGGAAGCTAGTATCTTTGACTGACAATAACAAAACAACTAATCCAACAGCTCCTCTTAGTCAGGTAAAGATTGTACCATATAAAGAGAAGCAAGAGTGGGAATTGATTACAAAGTATAGTATAGGTAGAAAAAATTAATTATGGCACGCAGTTGGAAAGATTATCTTATTATTAAAGAATTTCCTGTTGATGAATTTTCTCTCGAATATAAAAAAGATATGATCAATAAATTTGTCGCGGATAAAATTGATAACCCTCGAATAGGTGGATATAATACTGAATTTGATAATGAGTTATACAGAAATAAAATAGAGATAGCATTTAGACAATTGATACACGATCACTTTGTTGTTGGTGAACAACTTAGAGATATTAAGACTTGGATATATTGTCAAAACGATAAATTTTTCAACAGCGTGTGGCATAGTCATATTGACACTAGCACAATTAATGCTGTATTTTATATTGATCCTCCAGAACCAGAAGAAGGAGGAGGTCTTGAGCTTAGATATCTTGAACAATCAATCAAGGTTCCTGTTCAAAAAAATATGATCTATATGTTTCCTTATTGGATGGATCATAGGCCTCTTCCTCAAACATCTAAGACTTGGAGAGTCAGTGTCAACGTCGAGTACATGACTAATACTCGACCGGTAGTGAAAGAGTCGGGAGTTATTTGGTAACTGTTGACTTTTAAATTTTAATGATGATATAAATAGTCACGGATGCCGCGGTCGCGGGTCCATCTACAATCTTGCTTGCAAAAGGAGATAAACATGACAGGCAATACTTTTACTTTTCCTCGTGGTGCGTTCGTAGGTTTCGACCACATCTTTAATGATCTAGAAAGAATGGCTTCAGCTCATCAGAAGGATCATTATCCACCACATAACGTAGTAAAACATAACGACGATGAGTATCTTATTGAACTTGCAGTCGTTGGATTCAAAGAAGCTGACATTAAAATTACAATGCACGATGGTATCCTTACAGTAAAAGGAGATCGTGAAAAGCGACGTGATCAGAGTCTTTATGTCCACAAAGGTATCAGCAGTCGAAAGTTCGAGAGATCATTTAGACTTTCCGAATATGTAGAAGTCACTGGAGCTAATCTTGAGGATGGCTTGCTTACAATTCACTTGGAGCGGATCATTCCAGAAGAAAAGCGTCCCCGTGTAATTTCAATTAACAACGGGGTAACCAAAAATGACAGCAATAGTCCTGAACTACTCACAGAGTCTGCTTGACGGAATCTGGAGTTTCTTTAAAACGACCTTCAAAGGTATCGCAACTGGTATGATCCTTGCACGAGCCAATTCAGTTAACCATCATGTGGCTGAACAGTTGATTCGTACAGGTGAATATCCATATCATACTGTTGAGCAATTACATTACGAACTCAATCAAAAAACTCTGGAGGAGCTAAAATGAGTGCTTTAATGGAATGGTTCAAAAAAGTAACAATGTCTCCGGCTGAGAGATATCTATCACAAGCTACAGATCATTACGATCTTGAGCAGAGACAGAAAGAACTCAGATATAAAGGGATTTGGATATAATGTGGCCGTATACTGAAGAAGAAAATGATGCGTTAAGTTAAACCTAAATAGGGGAGCGGGTAACCGCTCCTTTAACTTTTATGGAGGTGTTCATGCAAGGACCGGAAAGAGTTTGTGCTACATGCGGACATAGATGTCACTGTTATCAACCAGATTGTGATGAATGTGTAAACGATGTTTGTAACGAATGTAATTGTCATTTAACCCCACCGGAAAGCATGATCCCAGACAGTTTTTTTAAGAAGAATTAAATGAAAAACAATACAGACAAATCAATCAGATATCTTCGAAGCCGTATAAGTCAATTAAAAGATGATCTTGAATTGGCTAGTGATGATCACGATAAAATGTGGTATAAAAGATGTATTCAAGAACTCAATTGGGCTCTGCAGATGCATGATGAGCCAACCTATAATTGTTACATGGAAGAAGATGAATTAATCAGAAAAGCAGGAGCATGGTAATGGATCTCAATCGATTAAGAGAAGAACTCGAAATTGACGAGGGAGTAAAATATGAAGTATACTTGGATCATCTGGGTCTACCTACTTTCGGGATTGGCCATCTTATACTTGAGTCCGATCCAGAACATGGAGCGGACGTTGGCACACCTGTATCCGAGTCTCGAGTTATTGACGCCTTTGAAGCAGACGTAGAAACCGTTTTAAACGAGTGTGAAATATTGTATGATGATTTTTACGATCTACCAGAAGAAGCGCAGTTAGTAATTGCTAACATGATGTTTAACATGGGGAGACCAAGATTAAGTGCATTCAAAGGAATGAAGGCAGGTGTAGATGCAAGAGATTGGAACAAAGCAGCAGACGAAATGGTCGACAGCCGCTGGTACAAGCAAGTCACAAATCGAGCAGACAGACTCGTCCAAAGAATTAGAGCGCTTGCATAATAGATATACTCAACGTCAATGGGATAGAACTGTTGGCTGGGGAGAAGTACCAGACGAGTACAAAACTTAATAAAACTTTAATATAAAATGAGCGCGGTGATTTATAAATATTGATAGAAGAGCCCCTCTCTGCAGGCTCTTCTATTTTTTTGATTTACTTTTAGGAGGACTAAATGTTCAAGTTAGCCCTAGTACTATTTAGTACTATTTTTCTCACAACAAGCGCATATGCTAGAGATCGAATTTCAATCGTCGGATCCTCGACGGTTTTTCCTTTTGCAACAACAGTAGCCGAAAAGTTCGGTCAAGGTTCAGAATTCAAATCACCAGTAATTGAATCAACCGGTTCTGGTGGCGGAATGAAAATGTTCTGTAAAGGTGTTGGAACTGACACACCGGATATCACAAACGCATCAAGAGCAATTAAATCTACCGAAGCTGCTCTGTGCGAAAAGAATGGTGTTACACCAATTGAACGCCAAATTGGTTTTGATGGAATTACTTTCTCACAATCTAATGATGCAGAAGCTATTTCATTGACAAAAGAAGAAATCTATAAAGCTGTTGCATATAATGTGTGGAATGGTTCAGAGTTTGTTGTAAATCCAAATAATAAATGGTCAGATATTAATCCATCTCTTCCTAATAAAGATATTGATATTATGATTCCTCCTACAACTTCAGGAACAAGAGATGCTTTTGTAGAACTGATCATGCATCATGTGTGCCGTAAAGTATACAAGATGGAAAAGAAAGTAGCTAAGAAAGAATGTACAGCGGTAAGAACAGACGAGCATGTTGTACAGATGGGTGAAAACGATAACCTGCTTATTGAAAAACTACAAGCAGATGAAGATCGTTTTGCAGTGTTTGGTTTTTCATTCTTGGATATGAACAGAGACAAAGTAAAAGCAGTAGCTGTTGATGGTGTAAAGCCAGAATTTGAAACTATTGCAGATGGTTCATATGGTGTTTCTCGTCCATTGTTCTATTACATTAAGAAAGAGCATATTGGTATCGTTCCAGGTATAGAACAATTTGACGATATGTTTAAGAAAATGTCTGAAGCAGATGGACCACTGGCCGATCAAGGTTTAATTCCTCTGAAATAATTGTTGACCTGAAATCAAAGTGAATATATACTTACATAATGGATTTCTATACACACATCAGCCTTGATCAACGTAAGGAGAATATTCTCCTACGTGGCTACGAAAATGGTGAGCGTGTTGCTCACCGCATACCTTATCGGCCTTACCTGTTCGTACAAGATCGTTCAGGTAAGGCTACTCATCGATCTCTCAAAGG